GGGTATGCTCCTGCTGATAAACTCGTTAAGATGGTTGAGGAGTTAGAGCGGCAGCGCGAGCGTATGGAACAACAATGGAAGTTGAATTTGTCGTTTTATAAGGGTAAGCAGTATGTTTTTTTTAATCGTCGTTCGCGGCGTATAGAGTCTCTTCCTACTGATGATGGGGATAAGCCGCGTTATCGTGTTCGGCTTGTTGCTAATCAGATTGCTCCTCATTCTAATAGTTTGTTGGCGCGGTTGACGAAGACTAAGCCTACGTTTTTTGCGACTCCGGGTCAGGGTTCGTATGAGGCGCAGAAGGCTGCTGAGGTTGCTGAGTCCTTGTTGGATTATTGGTGGGATCGGTTTGGTCTTGCTTCTAAGCGCGAAGAGGTTATGTTGTGGAGTATTATTTGTGGTAATGGTTTTTGGAAGATTAGTTGGGATGATACGGCTGGTTCTAAGGTTAAGTTGATGGTTGATCCTGATGGTACTCCTATTGTGAATCCTTTGTTGGAGCATTTTTTTGGTCAGCGTCTTGCAAGTATGGGTATTGATCCTTCGGAGTTTGAGCGCGAGGTTTTTGAAGGCGAGATTAAGGTGGATGTTATGTCGCCTTTTGATGTGTTGTTGGATGATTCTGCTCAAGTATTTGAGGATTGTAAATATGCTATTTGTGTGCATCCTATGAGTCCTGAGGATATTAAGAAGCGGTATGGTGTTTTGTTGAAGCCTAATGCTGTGAATAAGTATCCTGACGAGTCGCTTCCGGGTGTATTTGGGAATAGTAATTCTAAGACAAAAGAGAATATTCGTATGGTGTATATTGGGTATTTTCTTCCTAGTCCTAAGTATCCTGATGGTCGTTATGTTGTGTTTACGAAGGATCCTAGTATTGTGTTGTTTGAGTCTGAGTGGCCGTACCCGTTTTTGGAGTTGCCTCTTGTGAAGTTTCCGGGTGTTCGTGTTCCGGGTCAGTTGTGGGATCAGAGTGTTGTTGAGCATGCTATTCCTCTTCAGAAGGAGTTGAATCGTACGTTGTCGCAGATTATTGAGTATAAGAATCTTACGTTGAAGCCGCAGATGTTGGCTCCGGTGGGTTCTTTGCGTCAGCGTATTACGGATGAGCCGGGGGCTATTTTTGAGTATAATCCTGTTGCTGGGCGCGTGCCGGAGCAAATGCCGCTTCCGGGGTTGCCTAATTATGTGTTTGAGCAGTTGCAGGATATTGGTGCTCGTTTGAAGGATATTTTCGGGTTGAATGAGGTTGTTGAGGGTAGTGTGCCGCCTAATGTTGAGGCTGGTGTGGCTATTGATCTTCTTCAGGAGGCTGCTACGGATAGGCTTGCTCCGCAGATTCTTATGATGGAGAAGGGTTTGGAGCGTGCTGGTAATTTTATGTTGGAGTTGGCGCAGAAGTATTATCAGGAGCCGCGTATTATTATGCTTAAGGGTGCTGGTTCGCGCCCTAAGGTGCAGCGGTTTGAGTCTGCTGATATTATTGCGGGTGTGCAGGTTAAGGTTGAGACTGGTAGTGGTTTGCCGCGTACTCGTGCTGGTCGTCAGGCGCGTGTTATGCAGATGCTTCAAATGGGTATTATTAGTCCTACGAAAGCGTATAAGTATCTTGATCTTGCTGATTTTCGCTCGTTGCAGGCGCAGTTTGAGGCGGATGAGGAGCAGGCTATGCGTGAGCATGATAAGTTGATGCAGGGCGTTCCGGTTAATGAGCAGGCGGCTATGAAGGCTCAGACTGATTTGCTGGCGGCGCTGGCTAATCCTCCTGTGGATCCTGAGACGGGTGAGATGATGGCGTTGGATCCTGCGTTGATGCAGGCTACGATTGATGCTCCGTTGCAGCCGTTGCCGTTTGAGAATTATGCTACGCATCTTGAGGTGCATGCTGCGTATATGAAGAGTCCAGAGTTTGAAGAGTTGCCTTTGGATGTTCGGAATCGTTTTTATCAGCATTTTGAGTTTACTCAGCGGGCTGTTGAGAGTGCTAAGAGTGTTCAGGGTGAGGCGCCTCGTGTGTCGCTTCAGTTGCGTGGTCCGATTGGGCCGTCTACTGGGTCGAAGATTCTTCAGCAGGCTGGTGTTAAGGGTGTTACTCCGCAGGAAATGTTGGAGCCTCCGCTTGATACGGTTATTATTGATAATAAGGATAAGCCTAATGCTCCTGATGCGCAGTTTGCGCAGTTGGATCAGTATCAGCAGGATGTGATGACGAAGTTGGTTGCGAATGATGCTATGCGTAATCAGCGGATGCAGGCGGAGATGGATAAGGAGGCTGCGAATCTTGCCCCGTAGTAAGCCTCGTTGGTCTGATGATGATAAGGCGGCTGTGTATGTTGCGTGGATTGCTAATGATAAGAATATTCGTCAGACTGCGCGGGAAACGGGGATTGCTCATACTACGTTGAGGTATTGGGTTTCTGAGTGGCGCGAGAATGGGCCGCCTGATGATGTGGCTGATAAGGTGCCTGTTAAGGTTGAGGATTTTGTTGAGCGTGCTAGTCGTATTCGTAGTTCTGCTATGGATAAGTTGGAGGAGTTGATTCCTCAGGCTGAGGCTAAGCAGATGGGTACGCTTGGTACGATTGTTGGTATTATGGATGATAAGATTCGTTTGGCTACTGGTTTGGCTACGAAGCGTACGGAGACTGTGCATACTCTTCCTACTCGTGAGGAGATGAAGGAGTTGATGGGCGGTTTTGTGGAGGGTGTTGTTGGTGCGGCTGAGGCTCGCGCTGCGGAGATTATTGATGGTGAGGTTATTGTAGAGCAACCGGAAAAGGCCGGACTCTTAGACAAGGGAGATAGTGATGAGTGAGATTGATATGGATGGCGCTATGGATGCGCTGTCGGCTGCGTTGCCTGTTGAAGAGGGTGATGTGGCAGTGGATGAGACTGTTGTTGACGACAATCAGGTTAAGGCCGAATCGTTTACGAAGTTTGATCCTAATACGCTTCCTGAGGATTTGCAAACGGTGTATAAGTCTATGCAGGCTGATTATACTCGTAAGACTCAGGAGGTGGCGGATATTCGTCGTCAAATGACGGCGTTTTCCGAGTCGGGGGTTGATCCTAGCGATGCTTTGGAAGCCACCCAATTCCTTCAGCGGCTTAATCAGGAGCCTGCTATTGCAGCAGAGTTTGCGAATGATATTCAGCGCCGGTTGGAACAAATGGGTTTTGGTCAGCAGGCTGTGCAGGATGATGCACCGAATGACGTTAGTTACGAGGGGCTTCCGCCCGCGCTTGCTGCGGAGTTAGAGGAGATGCGTGCGTTTAGGGCGCAGATGCTTGAGCAGCAGGAGCATGCGGAGATTATGGGTGTTTTGGAGGAGCAAGAGCAGGCTATTCGTGTTGCTAATCCTCATTATTCTGATGAGGATATTGATACGATTTATTCTTTGGCGTATGCGACTGATGGTGATTTGAATGCTGCGGCTGAGCAGTTTCATGCTATTCAGCAACGCTTGTTGGGGAATTATATGCAGGCTAAGAGTGTTCCTGATGGTGCGCGGATGGTTCCGGGTGGGCCGTCTAGTGCTCCGTCAAAGGAGTTTTCTTCTCTGGAGGATGCCCATAAGGCCGCGATGGAGGTTGTTCGTAACATTTCCTAATCTATAAGGAGGTGTATGTAAGTGTCTGCGACTCTTACTACGCTTAGCGACATTCTCAAGGAGTATTATCTTGGGCCGGTTGCTGAGCAATTAAATAATGAGGTTCTTCTTCTAAACCGTCTTGATGCGCGTTCAGAGGATTTGGTTGGTAAGCGGGCGTATGTTCCGTTGCATCATGGTCGTTCTACGGGTATTGGTGCTCGCGGAGAGTCGGCCGAGTTGCCTTCCGCGGGTAAGCAAGACTACGATAAGGCCGTGTATGATCTGAAGTATCTGTATGGTCGTGTTGAGGTTACTGGCCCGTCGATGGCTAAGACGAAGAATGAGGCTGGTGCTTTTCTTCAGGCTCTTAAGTCTGAGTTGGATGGCGTTCGTAACGATCTTAAGAAGGATCTGGCGCGTCAGGTGTATGGTGCTGGTGACGGCGTTATTGCTACCGTTTCTTCGGCTACTGGTGCTATTTCTGGTGCTGATGTTACGCTTACGTCGAATGAGGCGCTGCGTAAGGGCCAGATTTATCCCGGCATGAAGTTGGATGCTTATACGGCCTCGTCTACTACGAAGTCGAATACTTCAACTATTGTGGTTTCGTCCGTTAATGTTGATACGGGCGTTATTACTCTTGCCGCTAATGCGTCTACCTATGGGCTTGATGCTGGTGATGATCTTGTTCGTCAGGGTGTTACGCAGGTTGCTGCTGCTGAGGGCAATACTTATTCCTTGTCGGATGAGGTTGATGGTCTGCAGCGTATTGTTGCTGATGCTGCCACTGCGTTTGGTGGTATTACTCCGACGGGTGCTAACTCGTGGTGGGATAATCAGCGCGTCGATGTTGCCGCGGAGAATAGTGGTACGCTGACGTTTGGTCTTATTCAGCAGGGTCTTAATAAGGCTCGTATTGCTGGTGGTATGCCGACGGCGATTATTACGTCGCTTGGTGTTCAGCGTGAGTTCTATAATTTGTTCGCTAATGATGTGCGTTATATTGATCCTGAGTCGCTTAATTATGCTCAGGGTTTTTCGGCGCTGTCGTATAATGGCATGCCTGTTGTGGCGGATATTGATGCGCCGTATGGGAAGATGTACATTCTTGATGAGTCCACGATGAAGGTGTTCTCGGATCAGGATTGGCATTTCCTTGATGCGGACGGTATGACGCTTCGGCAAGTCACGAACTACGATAAGTTTGAGGCTGTTATGGCTCGTTATATGAACCTTGGTGCTACTCGTCGTAACAATCAGATTGTTATGACTGGTATTGAGGTTGATGGTTCGGCTGACGAGGGCTTCTAGTCTGGTAGGGAGGGGCTTCGGCCCCTCCCTATCCTAGTATATGGGGAGGTGTTAATTGAGTCGTACGAATGAGGGGTTATGGAAGCGTATTGTTGCTAGTGTTAAGGCTGGCAGTAAGGGCGGCGATCCGGGCGAGTGGAGTGCGCGTAAGGCTCAATTAGCGACTGCTCGTTATAAGAAGGCTGGTGGTGGTTATTCTGGGCCTAAGACTAAGGCTCAGAAGAGTTTGGCTAAGTGGACGCGAGAGAAGTGGCGTACTAGTGATGGTAAGCCTGCTAAGCGTAAGGGTGGTACTACGAGGTATTTGCCTGATGCTGCTTGGAAGCGTTTGTCGCCTGCTGAGAAGGCTGCTACGAATCGTAAGAAGCGTGCGGGTGATCGGGCGGGTAAGCAGTTTGTGGCTAATACTAAGGCTGCTAAGTCTGCTGGTCGCGCTGCAAGGAGGCCGTGATATGTCTAAGAATTTAGAGGAGCGCCGTAAGAGTATTATGCGGGGTAATCCTAAGATGAGGAAAGAGTTGGCGTATGCTATTGCTACGAAGCAGTTGCAGCGTGAAGGCAAGTTAAAGAAGAAGGGGTGATACTGTGAGTATGTTTGCGCATTTGAAGTATCGTCTTCGTTATTTTGATCGGAGGCGTGGTCGTGGCTAAGTCTCCTGCTTGGCAGCGTAAGGCTGGTAAGAATCCTAAAGGCGGTTTAAATGCTGCTGGTCGGGCTTCGTATAATCGCGCTAATCCGGGCAAGCCGGGTTTGAAGCCTCCTGTGAAGATGGCTCAGGCTAAGAAGTCGCCCCGGGCGGCGGCGCGGCGTAAGTCGTTTTGTTCTCGTATGCTGGGTATGAAGCGTAAGTTAACTAGCGCTAAGACTGCTAATGATCCAAATAGTCGTATTAATAAGAGTTTAAGAGCGTGGGATTGTTGATGAGTAGTATTTATATTCCGGGTCGTGGTGAGATGAGTTTTGATGAGGCTCGTATTGATCGTATGGTGCGCGAGTATGATGAGCGTTTGTTTTTTGCGAGGAATGCTGATACGTGGGATTGGTGTGTGTATATTAAAATGCCGCATGGAGAGCCAGCGTTTCCGATTATGGGTTTTGGAGATACTATTCCAAGTGTAGATAATGTTCTTGAAAGACTGCGAAAAGGCGATACTCTTAGAAATGGCGATAAAATTTATAATAGCATTTTAAAGTCTCAAATGGATTATCGTAAGCGGTTTTCTAGTGTTGCAGATGAGGCTAGGGACGAGTCGGCGGAAGTTATTGAGCATTTTCTTCGGCAGCATGATAAGAGTCCTGTTGTGAAAGAATTTATTAAGCATGATATTCCGAAGGGGGGTGTTGCGAGTGACGCTTGATGAGATGTATGATCAGATGGATTTGTATGGTTTTGAGGATTTTGAGGAATCGCAGAAGTTGTTGCTTCTTAATGAGGCGTATTTGGATATTGTTACTCGTGAGCCTTGGCCTTTTTTGGAGAAGACTATTGAGTTTGTGGCGCCTAGTGGTGCGACGCAGATGACAAGTAATGGTTCTTTGAAGGTTCGGAATGATAATAATCGGTTGGATAATTCGTTGTCGAATCCGGTGCTTATTCCGTTTACTGAATATTTTGTTAGTAGTGCGTTGTCGTTTGTGGATAAGAGTAATGATATTATTATGACGCCTGAGCGAAATGATACGATTGAGAAGAATTATCGTGTTCTTGATCCTACTGGTACTCCTGATCGGTATTATTTTGTTGGTGAAGATTTGTTTGTGTATCCTGCTGTGAGTGGTGATACGACGTATCGTTTGTATTTTCTTCAGACGCCGCGTGCTACTACTGACGCGCTTGATACTAGCGGGTTTTTGTTGCCTAGTAGGCATCATAGTATTATTGTGTATGGTGCTCTTGTGAAGGCGTTTCTTGTAAATGATGATCCGCAGGCTTCGTTGTTTCAGAATATGTTTGAGCAGCGGTATCAGCAGATGCGGGCGGATGTTTGGATGAATCAGTATGATCGTACGGATCGTGTGCATGTATTGTCGGATTCGTATGATTGGTCTTATTAGAAGGGGGTGAGTGGCCTTGTCGTTATCGTTTGTTAATCAGGTTGGTGCGGTTAATGGTATGAATCAGGCTGCTCCCGGCTCGTTTATTCCTGAGACGTTTGTTCGTTGGTCGCAGGATGTGTTGTTTGATCGTGTTGGTTATATTCGTCGGCGTGCGCCTTATACGACGCTTCCGTTGTTTAATGAGACTGGCACTGCGTTTTCTCAGCCTAATGCTGATGAGGAGCGGGTTATTGGTGTTGTGAATACTCGTAATCCTGATAATGAGAATGTGCTTGGTATTGTTGTTACTGATGGTACTACAACGCGCGTACTGTTTTATGATAAGAATTATCGTAAGACGTGTTTTTGTGAGATTGCTAGTGTTCGTCAGGATACTGTTGTGTTTTCGCGGCCTGCGCTTAATGGTGGCGTGTTTATTGGTTTGCTTGAGAATTATGGTGTTGCGTCTTCTTCTAATAAGAATTTGTTGTATTATTGGCGTGGTGGTACTGGTACTGGTGGGTATGCGGTTAATGCTGCTACGCTTAATGTGAGGCTTGATACTGAGGTTACGGCTAATTATCAGGAACTTATTGGTGGGGGTTCGGGTTCTAATAATACGTTTTATACTGCTAGTGCGCATGGTTTTGCTGCTGGTTATAAGATTACTGTTATAAATGTTGGTACGGGTTCTGGTTCTAATCCTTGGACGCTGGGACAGGTTTTAACTGTTAAAGCGTCGGGGCTTACCGCTACGCAGTTTGAGGTTGAGGAAACGGAAGCGCATAATACTAATCGTGTTGGTATGAAGTTTGTTGTTGAAGGGCATGTGACGCATACAAACACTATTAGTGGTACGTTTGATGCTACGAAGATTACTCCGGGTATGTTTGCGTATCGTGTTGTTGGTGGTACGTATGATAGTAATACGAATACTATTACTGGTGGTACGGATTATTATCTTGGTATTGTTAAGCAGCAAACTGCTGGTACGGTTACGCTTGAGAAGGATCTTATTCGTACGTTTGGTTTGGATACTAGTCCGTATGGTAGGAATACTAGTCAACAGGTTCGGTTTGTTAATATTCGCCCGTATATTCATAATCATGGTCGTGGTCTTATTACGAAGACTGCGCATGGTTTTACGGTGACGAGTGGTACTATTGGCAGTGAGGGTGAGGGGCATTTTGCTTCTGCCGAGTTGGCCGCGTCGCCGGGCTGGGCATTGTATCGTGCTAGTGATGGCGAGTGGCTTGGTGATGTTCAGAGTATTACGAATAATGCGGCTCTTACTCTTGATAGTATTTATCATACGCTTGATACGGCTATGAATGCTGACGAGTATGTTGCACGTCCTTACACGGCCATTACTCAGTCGAATGATGCTACTTCGTATACTGGTATTTTCAATACGACGTATGCTGGTTACCAGTGGTATGGTAATGGTGGTGCGCAGGGTACGGAGAATCGTATTGTGTTTAGCGCGTATCATGATCCTGAGAGTGTGGATTTGTCTCGGGATGCGGCTGACTCGATTATTATTCCGGGTACGCAGCAGATGCGTGGTATTGCTACGTCCTCGTCGGGCCTGCTTGTGTTTCTTGAGGATAAGACGTATCTTCTTCGTGGTAATTATCGGGCTAATTTCTCGCTTGAAGAGTTGTATCCTGAGGGGTGCTTGTCCGCTCAGAGTATTGTTGAGTATGGTGGTGGCGTGTTCTGGGCGTCGAAGAATGGTATTTTGTTTTATGATGGGGCTACGGTGAGGAATCTTACTGAGGCTAATCTTGGTTCGTATTATACTGC